ATTCTATTCTCCTGTTTTTGATCCTACAAAAACACTCTTTCAAATTTATTATATGCAATGTTTTTTTCAATTTATATTGCTGTTCTCGCTGTATCTGCTTATCTTCTGTTTGGTAAATTCAAGCGTAAATGTTATGGTCTCTGTAAGCTCTTCTTTGATGTATCTTTCCGTAAAGTTGCTGGAATTGATTTTGAGCCTATGGTTACTAATCGCAACTTTTTTCCTGATAATATTGTGCAGGATTTTGTGGAAAGGAAGGAGTTATTGGAAGAGCATGCTCTTGATGGCGTTCATAATGATTTTAACGAGTTGTTACATAATGTTGAAAATGTTACGCACAAGATTCGTGAGACTGTTACTAATATTAATGGTATTGATTATCAGTGCGCTTTGTTTGAGAAGGTTGTTAAACCTTATAAGGCCTACTTGCATAGATTGTTTGACGGTGCTAATTATTCTAGTGTCTTTTATTTTATGGCGCCTCCGATCGTTCAAGCTTTTTTGGAAGCTTTAAAAACACAAGTAGTGCGGCTTTTTCGTGTACCTCAAATAACCGTGACAGAAGTAATGCTCCATGTTCCCACTTTATCACTGGCTGGTCTTTCATTGGCACCTGTACTGGAAACTTGTTATCGTAATTTTCGATTGAATCTGCCTTATCGCTACGCACCCGCCGAGCGCTCCTATTGGTTTGCGCGTAGCATGATGGATAGAATTTTAAATCATTTGCAATCTAAGATTGATTATCAAGTTAGTCCAGAAACAATAGTTTTTTATTATTCTTATATAATTAAAAATTTTTTATATACAACTAATCGGTGCCAGCCAATTATTGACCCCATTTATTGTATTGATTCTACTGATTATCGTCATTATATTCATGATAAATTGAGCTCCTATATAAATATTTTTTATAAAATAGTTGAGCGATGTTATAAATTTCAATTTGATTTGATTTCATTGAATGTACATGAATTTTTGATAAAATTATATTTGAGTGGCTTGGATTTTTCATTGCTCATTGGCAATTCCGGGGGCGTGAGTACCTCTACCCCCATAGTTCTGAATTAGAGAAGAATTTGCTTGCCAGACGGAAAGACTCAGGTTTCCGCTGGCATGGCCCCCAAGTGTCGAAACGTCTGCCTTATGCACAGAAATTGTATCAGGGCACTTGGGATGTTCCCTATGTTTCAGACCCTTTTGAACCTCGCAATGTTGAAAATGGCTTTAATAAGCGTGTTGCGAATGTTACTGTTCTTGAAGAATTGTCAACCAGTATGAGCAATGATTTGGGTACTTATTGGAACTATTTAAAAGAATTGAAACAATTTGTGCATCAATTTATTATATCACATTTCCAACCAATAGAGTTTTGTGACAATGATGAATCATTTGACTCTTGGTTAAACTCATGTGAACATTATAATGAACAGCGTAAAAATCAATTACGCAAAGCTTATATCAAATATCGTGAGCGTGGCCTATATGATAGAGATTATACTTGTAAATCTTTTATAAAACGCGAATTTTATGAGGAATTTAAATATCCCCGATTGATTAATTCTCGGAGTGATTTATTTAAAGTTTCCGTCGGTCCCATAATAAAAAGAATTGAGGATGTAGTTTATCAGTTGCCTTATTTTGTTAAAGGTAAGATTGTTACTGATTTAGCCCCTCAATTATTGAAATTATCTAAATATCCATATATACTTGAGACCGATTATTCAGCTTTTGAAGGTTCATTTTCACCAGAATATACTGATTGTGTGGAAGAACAATTATTTAAATACATGTGTTCGTTGAATCCTTCTATTTTAAAAATTATTGATCGCGTTTATCATAGAAATGGCCGTCCTGCCCGACAACGCATGGTTTCTAAAAATTATGAAGCGTTTGTAGTTGGTAGTCGGATGTCAGGGGAAATGTGGACCTCTCTTGCCAATGGATTTTCAAATTTGATGAATATGCTTTTTTTGATGAAGAAATATAATATCGAGGGTGAGGGTTATGTTGAGGGTGATGATGGTATATTTGGTTTATCCAAACAAACTATTAATGAACGTGATTTCCGTATGTTGGGTTTTCGTATTAAAATGAACTACGGACATGATATTTCACACACAAGTTTTTGTGGTAATGTGTTTGACCCTATTGATCAACATGTAATTGTTTCGCCTGAGAATATTGCTCGATTACAATGGTCATGTAATTCTGAGTATTTGAGTTCTCGTGATTCTATTAAAATGGCGCTTTTGCGTGCTAAAGCTATGTCCTTGTATTGTATTGCCAAACATACACCTATTGCTGGTTTATTAGCATATAAGGTTTTAAAGATGATTGGCATTGATGGAAATATTATTATTCCTAGTGGACGGCGTTATTGGCGAATGGAAGTTTTGAAACACTTCGATAAAGGTAATTTTATTTGTCCCTCTGTTACTGATAATGCTCGATTTTTATATGCATCCAAATTTAATGTATCATTGGCTTGTCAATTGGAATGTGAGAGGATAATTGATGCGGCTAATAGTTTACAAGAGCTTCTCTTACCGTATGTGTTCTTGAACCGTGATCTTGATTATCTTTATTATTGATCCGTATTCTTGACCTGTATTCTTTGTACTTTATAAAACAAAAAGGTATTCTTTGTGCTTTATAAAACAAAAAGACAATCTTTATAGATGTATTCTGAACTTGAGGATGGTGATAGGACAGGAATGACGTTATAGTGAAAATGGCTGCTGAAATCCCGAGAGGATGTGCCGCATTAGTATCTCAAATGAGAAAGTGCGTTACATAAAAAGCGGTTATAAACCGCTGCACACAGCTGAGCCAACTATAACTGACCTGCATCTACTCTAGAGTGCTGTGCTTGTATTCTTTTAACCCCTTCACTACTGGTGTGAAAAGCCTTAAAATCTCTACTAGTGTGATACACTTCCAGATTTTGG